GGCACAAAGCACATACACCGACAAAGAAGGCAATGAAAAAACATCAATGGAAATTACAGCAAGAGAAGTTGGCTTAGTTCCTAGACTGGGAAAGCCTAAGACACAGGAGGCCGCACCGTGGTAGAAAATCTAATGAGCGCCGCAGAAGTATGTGAGCGTTTAGGAATTACATTAAACAATTTGCGACAGATCCAACACCGTAAGACGCTTACATGGGTGCAGAAGTCAGGCCGTAATGTGTTCTACACAAAAGAAGATGTTGAGAACTACTTTTCAAAGCGCCAGGAGCGTAATCAAGGCTAACATCTTCATGTGATCGTCATTGAAGAAGAAGTAACCGTGGCTCAGATAGATGAATGTCTGAGTCATGTTTACGCCATGCTAAAAACTGATGAATACGGCAACCGCATGGATTGGCGCAAAAAAGAAATGCTTACAGAGCAATTAGATGAATTGCTTGATGCTCGTATCAATTTAGTAAGGACAGGTAAACCATGAGTGATCAAACAGAGGCCATTCTTGATGACATTCTTAGCCGTCAGGATTGCAACATTTGTAAGGGGCAAGGACTTCTACCATCAGATGAAGATTGCTTTTGCGTAGATGGCAAATGTGAATGTGTGAGTTGCAAGAAATGAACAATGCACCTGTTGATGGCGTAATCCTTTTTATTGTCTTAAGCCTGTTTATTGCAGTAGTTGCAATGTCACTAGGAGTCCGATAAGTTACGCGTACCTGATCCCCACCGTGGGGATTGAGTGCTGGACACAGCCCACATTCTTAATTGAGTGTGGGTTTTGTTCTTTCAATTTGCAAGAAACTTTTTATCAGTTTAAAGTGAACACATTATGGTAGAAAATACGCGTGAATTGGTAGAAAAGGAAACAACCATAATTGAGTTGCGCCAGGAAGGTTATGTGTGGCGTGAGATAGCAACTATGGTAAACATGAGCATTGCTGGTGTTGCTAAGGCATACAAGCGCGCTTTAACCCGTCACCCGCATGCCACGATAGATGAACACCGCGAACTGGAATTAGGCCGTTTAGATGTTTTACAGCGCACATACTGGCAACCTGCGGTGAACGGTAATCAAAGAGCGGCTGAATTTGTATTGCGTGTAATTGATAAGCGAGCAAAGTTACTGGGATTAGAAGCACCATTGAAGGTACAAGCAGAGGTGGTTACTTATGACGGATCAGACTTGGACAGAGAAGTTGAGCGAGTCGCAAGAATTATTGAGGCCTCAACAATCGGAGGGGTTGCAACCATCACTGAACTCACGGATAACAGCGAGCCGTTGGGTATGGAAGAATAAATTAGCGCGTAAAGAACAATTACCCCCCGACGGTGATTGGAACATTTGGCTTGCAATGGCAGGCCGTGGATTTGGCAAAACAAGATTAGGCGCTGAAGAAATTGCGTGGCAAGCAATCATTCAACCCGCTACGCGTTGGGCTGTTGTTGCTCCTACATTTTCAGATGCTAGAGATACATGTGCAGAGGGTGAGTCAGGCATTGTTGCAGTGCTACAGCGTTATCAAATGCTTGCAAATTACAATCGTTCTATTGGTGAGATCCTGCTTAAAAACGGTAGCCGCATAAAGTTATTTAGCGCAGACAATCCTGAACGCTTTAGAGGCCCACAGCATCATGGCGCTTGGTGTGATGAATTAGGTGCATGGCGCTATCAAGATGCCTGGGATCAATTGCAGTTTGGCCTACGCCTGGGTAAAAAGCCGCGGGTTATTGTTACCACGACACCGCGTTCTACATCTCTCATACGCATGCTTGCAGGCCGTACAGATGGCTCAGTAGTAATCACCAGGGGATCTACATTTGATAACGCCGCAAACTTAGCCCCTAGCGCATTGATGGAATTACAAGCCCGCTACAACGGTACGCGATTGGGTAGGCAAGAACTCTATGGAGAAATCCTTGATGATGTTGAAGGCGCATTATGGACTAGAGGTTTAATTGATCGCACACGCATAGACAAAGCCCCAACTATGGCGCGCATTGTTGTAAGCGTTGATCCTGCCGTAACTAACTCAGAAAAGTCAGATGAAACGGGCATTGTTGTTGTTGGATCTACCGCAGATGGCCAGGGTTATGTAATGGGAGATTACTCATTTAGAGGATCACCGTTGCAATGGGCTACAAAGGCAGTAGAACTATTTGATGCGTACAAGGCTGATGCTGTTTTGGTTGAAGTAAACCAGGGCGGTGACATGGTGGGCGCAGTGTTGAAACAGGTGCGGCCAACATTGCCAATTAGAGAAGTGCGAGCGCATGTGGGTAAGAAATTACGCGCTGAACCTGTAGCGGCTATGTATGAGCAGGGCCGTATTCACCACATTGGAGAGTTTGCAGAGTTAGAAGATCAAATGTGTACCTGGACTGTTGATGAACCAAACTCACCTGACCGCATTGATGCAATGGTTCAGGGTTTTAGCGATTTATTAGGAAAAGTTACAGTCAGTAATTACTTTAACGCTATTGCTAATCATTGCCCTAAGTGTGGCTTGCCAATGCCTAAACAATTTACTCATTGTGCTTCATGTAATACCGCTATGATTAGCGCAAAATCAGAAGTAACGCAGGGAGCATAATCATGGCTGTTGAATACAATGTAGTCATTGATCAGGGCGCTGACTGGTTCTTAAATGTTACATACGAAAACCCAAATGGCACACCTGTTAATTTAACTAACTTCACAGCGCGGCTACAAGTGCGCTCAACACCTCAATCACCAACGGCTGTATTAACTCTTGCAACTGGTGGGCAAGGAATTGTTATTACTGGTGCAACTGGCCTTGTATCTATGCGCGCAACAAATGTACAAACAGGTGACATTGATGAAGGCGCTTATGTTTATGATTTAGAAATAACTGATCCCGTCACTTCTACCGTTACGCGTTTAATTCAAGGGCAGGCGATAGTTAGCGCGCAGGTGACACGGTGAGTTCTGATGATGTCATTGTTGTTGAACCAATTATCCCGATCATTACGGTTATTAATGAACAACCTAATGTAATCGTAAGTACACAAGGGCAACAGGGCGCTCCTGGTGCGCAAGGTTTAACAGGTTCACAAGGTGCAACTGGAACACAGGGTGTACAGGGCAGAACAGGCTCACAAGGTACGCAAGGTATTCAAGGTTTAGTTGGTACTGGCGTTACTATTCTTGGTTCTTATCCAACTTATGCCGCACTTATTGCCGCACACCCAACAGGTAATTCAGGTGATGGTTACATTGTTGATGCAGATGGTGATTTGTATGTATGGAGCGCAACAACTAATAGTTGGCTTAATGTTGGGCAGATTGTTGGCCCACAAGGAACACAGGGATTGCAAGGATCACAAGGTGTTCAAGGAACTGTTGGTATTCAAGGCGTAAATGGTTTACAAGGCGTACAAGGCACACAGGGAGTTCAGGGAACTCAAGGCACACAAGGTTTACAAGGTTTTATTGGCGCGCAGGGAACTCAGGGCGTACAAGGTGTGCAAGGTGTGCAAGGTACAGAAGGTTTACAGGGTTTTGTTGGCTTACAAGGTATTCAGGGTGTGCAGGGAGTACAAGGCACTCAGGGCATAACTGGTATTCAGGGCGCACAAGGCACTCAAGGAACACAGGGTGTTCAAGGTTTGCAGGGTGTACAAGGAACGCAAGGCACACAGGGCGTACAAGGCACAAACGGAATTCAAGGTATTGAAGGATTACAAGGAATTCAAGGCGCGCAGGGTGTTCAAGGCACTCAGGGTGTGCAAGGTATTCAAGGAACACAAGGGGTTCAAGGAACTCAAGGTATTCAGGGAGTTCAAGGTAATCAAGGTGTGCAAGGAATACAAAGCACGCAAGGTTTACAAGGCCCACAAGGAACTTTTGGTATTCAAGGTGAAACTGGTACACAAGGTTTAATTGGTATTCAAGGAACTCAAGGTGTTGTTGGATCTCAAGGCGCAACTGGTACACAAGGCACTAATGGTGTTCAAGGTTTTGACGGAACACAGGGAACAGTTGGTGCGCAGGGTGCAGTAGGTATGCAAGGCGCTAACGGAACACAAGGAATTGTTGGAACACAAGGAACTATTGGGTCACAAGGTTTAACTGGCATACAGGGATCAGTAGGAACTCAAGGTTTTGACGGTATTCAAGGCATTACAGGTTCACAAGGACTTACTGGAATTCAAGGTGCGCAAGGAACAGTTGGATCACAAGGAACACAAGGCATACAAGGTGTTCAGGGCAACCAGGGTGTGCAGGGCAATCAAGGTACAAATGGAATTCAGGGTTTAACTGGCTCTCAAGGCGTAGAAGGTTTACAAGGAGTAACTGGTAGCCAGGGAATTACAGGATCACAAGGCACACAGGGCGTACAGGGTTTGCAAGGTGTTATTGGTGCGCAAGGCACTAATGGCCTTCAAGGAATTACTGGCTCACAAGGAACAACTGGCCAAACTGGATCACAAGGCGTTCAGGGAATTCAAGGCGTTACTGGAATTCAAGGTACGCAAGGTGTACAAGGTATTACTGGATCTCAAGGCACAATAGGCGCGCAAGGAATTACTGGATCACAGGGAATTCAAGGTGTTCAAGGTACTAACGGAATTCAAGGTTTAACAGGAATACAAGGAACACAAGGCGTTCAAGGAATTATTGGTAGCCAGGGTGCAACAGGTACTCAGGGCGCTCAAGGCATCACAGGTATTCAAGGCGCTGTTGGCTCTCAAGGCACACAAGGAATTCAGGGCATCACAGGTAGCCAGGGTACGCAAGGTTTAAACGGTGTTCAGGGTATTCAAGGTAATACTGGTGCAAGCGGTACATCATCATCTATTTTTGAATACAAAGCAAACACTTCTACACAATCACCAGTACCTCCCGCTGGTGACATTGTATGGAATAACACTACACAAATTTCTGCAACAAACATTTACATTTCTCATTTAACAAATTTCAATGTGGACATTGATGTTTTGTTAGCAAACCTTAAAGATAATGACATTTTCTTTATTCAAGATAGAAATAACTCTGACAATTATCAAGAATGGGAAGTAAACGGCACACCTACATCTGTTCCTAATAGTTATTTTACTTTTCCTGTAACACTTATTGCATCAGGCGGAACAGGTACAACAAACTTTGCCAACAATCACAACATTTCTCTTATTACTCAAAGCGTTGGTATTCAAGGCATTACGGGCGCGCAGGGTGCAATTGGTGCGCAAGGTACTCAGGGATTGCAAGGAAACCAGGGTACAAATGGTTTACAGGGCATAACTGGATCACAAGGAACTACAGGATTAACTGGATCTCAGGGTATTCAAGGCCGCCAGGGAACTATTGGCTCTCAAGGTACTAATGGCACACAAGGTCTCACAGGGTTGCAAGGATTTACAGGCTCTCAGGGATTAACTGGAATTCAAGGCACTCAGGGAACTCAGGGCCTCATTGGTGTTCAAGGAACTACTGGTACAACTGGAAATACAGGTGCTACAGGGTCACAAGGCACTACTGGTACAACAGGCAACACAGGATCTCAGGGTACCCAGGGAATTCAGGGCATAACTGGTAATACTGGTTTGCAAGGTTTAACTGGATTGCAGGGATTTACTGGCGCAACTGGATCGCAAGGTACAACTGGCATACAAGGCACAACTGGATCTCAAGGTACTCAAGGCGTCCAGGGGCTTCAAGGAATTCAAGGCCGTTCATACATAGGTGTTACTTCTGCAACCTCTTTCTTAATTGGAACTGGATCTAAAGCATTTACTGTTACAAACAGCGGTGCATTTGCGCTAGGTCAAAGAGTTAGAGTTGCAAATACTGTTACACCTGCAAACTTTATGGAAGGTTCAATTACTGCATTAACAACTGACTCAAGCATCACGGTAAATGTTGATTTGGTTGGCGGTTCAGGAACTTTTGCGGCGTGGACTTTTAGCACTGCGGGCGCTCAAGGTGTACAAGGAACTACGGGCGCGCAAGGTACGCAAGGAATTCAAGGAAACCAGGGAACTACTGGGCTTCAAGGTATTACTGGACTTCAAGGCACTACTGGAACTACAGGATCTCAAGGTACTAATGGAACTCAGGGATCAACGGGAACAACTGGTAACACAGGTTCTCAGGGAACAACAGGTACACAGGGATCAACTGGATTAACAGGATCACAGGGTACAACTGGAACAACTGGTATTCAGGGTTCAACTGGTACACAAGGAACAACTGGTACAACAGGTACTCAGGGCATTACTGGAACGCAGGGTACGCAAGGTGTTCAGGGTACACAGGGAATTCAAGGAACACAGGGAGTTGGCTATAGCGGTATAACTTCTACAACCGCTGTTACACCTGCATCAACAGGCACGATTGTTTTAACTACAAACCAACAAGGCGCATTTGTTAGCGGTGATCGCATAAGAGTTATTAATAGCCCTGTTAATTTGTTTGAGGGTATTGTTACAATTACGGGCGGTACTACATTTTCAGTTGCGGCTGATTACAATTTAGGAACTACCCTTGCTTCTGCTTGGTCAATTACTCTTACAGGTGTCCGCGGTGTACAAGGAACTCAAGGAACTCAAGGAACACAAGGCAATCAAGGTACGACTGGACTTCAAGGTACAACTGGTACTCAAGGAACCACTGGTACAACTGGCGCAACGGGATCGCAAGGTACGACTGGCTTACAAGGCACAACAGGCGCAACAGGTTCTCAGGGAACAACGGGCACACAAGGTACTCAAGGAATTCAAGGTATTCAAGGTGTTGCCGCGGGTGTGAACCTATCGTTTAACAGCGGAACAACATCTACATCTTCAGGTGTAAATCAGTTTAACTTTAACAACGCTGTTGTTGCTTCTACTACAGCGGTTTACATCAATAATGCTTCTGCGGCTATTTTGGGTATTGGAGATGTTCTTTTCTTCTCATTAGGAACTACCTACGCGCAATTTACAGTTTCCGCCGCTACAACATTAGTTACAAGCACCTACACAGTGCCCGTAACATTTAATGCAACTAGCGGTACTTTCACAAATGGAGTTACTTACAGTTACATTTCTTCTGAAAGAGGAACTCAGGGTACAAACGGAACTCAAGGAACTACGGGTACTCAAGGAACTACTGGAACAACGGGTGCAACAGGCGCGCAAGGTACTACTGGACTTCAAGGGCTAACAGGCTCTCAAGGAACATCAGGTACTAACGGTACTAATGGTTCTCAAGGTACAACGGGTACAACGGGCGCAACAGGGTCACAGGGAACACAAGGCGTTCAAGGCCGTCAGGGAACTCAAGGTTTAATTGGTACAGGCACTCAAGGAACAACTGGTTTGCAAGGTATTCAAGGCACTACAGGTGTAGCCGCGGCAGATCCTATTGCTACCGCGTTCATGCTTGGTGGTATGTAATTAGCGAACCCACAACATGCCAACATCAGCCGTTGGCCTAAGCCCTGCAACTTTCCAACCGCCGTCAATCCAATCATCAGATGTAAGTTGATGCCAACCTAATAATTGATTACTGTTGTTTACTTTTAGGTCAAACCATTCTGTAGGTTCTTGTAAATGGTTCACAATGTATTGTGGTGCTACTTCTCTGTAACCCAATGCAAATAAATAATCTAATTGATCCTCATGTTGGTGCATGGTTTCAAATGTCCACTCAAAGCAAAGCGTTCCCCCGTAATGGCGAGTCATGCCTTTCATTACTTGCCACTCTGCACCTTCAACATCAATCTTGATCAAATCAGGGTTGCCGTACTTATCCGCAAGCGCATCAATGGTAATTGTGTTCACTTCCACCTCACGGTGAGGCTTGCCCTTGTATGGCATACCGTCTTTGGTAAGCCAATCTTGATTAAGCGAACTTAGGCCATCTTCATCTGCCTCATAGAACTTTAAGCGCTCGCCATCTTTGTCACTGACTGCCATTCTAAGAGGCACAACATCAGGGTTGTAAATAAAGTTATTAACCAACTCTCCAAATACGCGTGGAGCGGCTTCTAGGGCTATTACGCGGTATCCCTGCTCTAACCCTGCAACAACTGCATCACCGCGATTAGCCCCAACATCAAACATCAACATGAGCAAGCCTTTCCAAATTGTTTTTTACCGCTTTTGCGTACCCTGGATTTAATTTCATGCCATCTAACTTATGCAACAATTCAAGGCTTTCATCTTTGCGCCCAATCCACCAGGCGGCTACTGCCTTCTCAAACAAAAGCACATACTTGCCTTCATAACCCACATCAACAGGAAGCGGTGAGTTAAGTTGGTTATGCAATCCAATGTTTGCCCAGGTGTAACACTCTTGCCACTGCTCTAAACGCTCATGGAATTGAGATAACAAAAAGTAACCTTCAGGGCGATATGGCAAATAAGCAACAGCCTGCAATAAACAATTGCTCA